ACAGTTGACACAGTTAAATTTACAACCAATAGTGAAATGCATATTAAGTCATCTAATGATACCTACATAAGCGCCAGCACTAATGTCAACGTAAATGGCGGTGCTGATACATTTGTATCTGCTAAAGGTAATTTAAATATGACAGCCGCTGATTGGAAAGTTAGTGCTAGCGGATCAACAAATATTACGTCCGGCCACCACGTAGAAACTGCTGGTACTATTGATATGAATGGTCCTGCAGCCGCAGGAGCAAGCCCGGCTACAGCCGCTGACGAAGCCGCCACCTTAGTTGATTTACCAACATTCTTATTGCCTAATCGTAATAAAGACAACGGTTGGGAAAACGGAAAGTTTTATAAAGCAGAAGACCTTTCAAGTATTATGCTACGTGTTCCAACATTTGAACCTTGGGATCATCACGAAAGTATTGATAAATCTAAATTTAGTAAGGACGCAACAGACTTAACAGTTGCTACAGGAGCAAGTACTGTAAGCAGTTCTGGAGCAGTAAATGTACCTAATCCGTCAGTGGCTCCGTCTAGTCAGTCTAATACAAAGTATGTTGTACCTCCTGCTAGTTCGGGTACTCCTCCAGAAAAAACAGGTAATGTTGAACAAGATAATATTGCGGCCTTCTTGTGGATGATTCGTAGATGTGAAGGTACAAGTGGTCCTACTGGATATCAAACAATGTTCACAGGAGCTACGTTTGATCCTAATAGTCCTACAGTTGTTGCGAGTAATTCTTATGTGCAACAATTTGTTGGACAGCCTAATAAGGCGCAAGGGTTCAAAGATCATCCAGGACTAGCTATTACAGCAGGAGTTAACGGGAAGGGTCTAACATCAACAGCGGCTGGTGCTTATCAATTCTTAACAACAACGTGGGCCGCTTGTAAAAAACAACTTAGCTTACCTGATTTTAGTCCGTCGAGCCAGGACCAGGCCTGTATCTTGTTATTAAAACGCAGGGGCGCCTTAGACGATATCAAAACAGGACGATTTACTCAGGCAATTATTAAATGTAACAAGGAATGGGCCAGCTTGCCGGGCAGTCCTTATAATCAACATCCTAAAGAAATGTCAGTGGCCTTGGGCTTTGTTAAGCAGGGCGGCGGCTCCGTTTTTTCTTAATATAAATATTGAATAATGATAATATCTAACAGAATCCAAGTTAATCCAGCTAGCGGAAAGATACCACCAACTGTTAAATCTGCTCAGTTTTATAAAGGGTTTAGTACTCAAGACGGTACTACACGCAACGTAAAATTATACGATTATGAGTTAATTAAACAAGATCTTCTCAACAAATTTAATACACGCCGGGGCGAGAGATTAATGGATCCGACCTTTGGAACACTTATCTGGGAAGCAATATTTGAACCATTAACTCCTAGCATTAAACAACAAATTGCCGATGATGTTAACAACATATTGGCGTCTGAACCGAGAGTAACTCCTACAAGAATTGACCTCCTACAAACTGAATATGGCTTTAGTATTACTATTGAATTACAATATGTGGGCACAGATGTTAGTGACGTAATGAGATTAAATTTTGATAGAAATGCTGGCCTCTCTGTATAATATACCCAGTTTATTTTTACTATAAATACGCTATCAAAAGGCTAATGGCACATGACTATACCAGCAACTAACACAAAATTACTAGTAGCAGAAGATTGGACAAAGATCTATCAGAGCTTCCGTAATGCCGATTTTCAAAGTTACGACTTTGAAACTCTGCGTCGTACAATGATCAACTATCTGCGTACAAACTATCCTGAAGATTTTAATGATTATATCGATTCTAGTGAATATATTGCCTTAGTTGACCTAATTGCGTTTCTTGGACAAAATTTATCTTTCCGTGTTGATTTAAACGCACGAGAAAACTTTTTAGAAACAGCTCAACGCCGCGACAGTATTTTACGTCTAGCACAGCTAATCAGTTATAACCCAAGTAGAAACGCTTGTTCTAACGGAATGTTAAAACTTGTGTCAGTTCAAACAACAGATAATGTGTTAGATTCCAATGGAACAAATATTGCTGATACACCAATAACATGGAATGACTCTACTAATAAAGAGTGGTATCAACAGTTCTTAAACATTTTAAATTCTGCTATGCCGGGCAATGTTACATTTGGTCGCCCGCTTGATAAAAACACAATTAGCGGTATTACTACTGAACAATATGGGATTAATTCAAATAATACAGCAGTACCTATCTTTGGATTTACAAGTTCAGTAAACGGAACACGTATGAGCTTTGAACTTGTTGGGTCTAGCTTTTCAGGAAAAGATTATATCTATGAAGAAGCACCATTACCGGGACAAAATTTTAACTTTGTCTTTCAAAATGATGGAAAAGGTAGTGGCAGTAAAAACACAGGGTTCTTTGTTCAGTTCAAAGAAGGATCATTAGCAAGTAGTGTTTTTAATATTACTACTCCTACAGAAAACGAAATTGTATCTATCAACGCAGACGGAATTAATAACAGCGATGTTTGGTTATGGCAGTTAGATAATAACGGAAATTATTCTACATTATGGAATCAGGTTCCAGATTTAGTAGGTAACAATGTTATCTATAATAGTTTAGGTAATAATGTAAGAAATGTCTATGCTGTAATTTCTCGCAACGGCGATCAAATAGATTTAAACTTTGCTGATGGAAATTTTGGAAATTTACCTAAAGGTCAGTTTGTTGTATTCTATCGTCAGAGCAACGGATTATCGTATAGTATTACCCCTGATCAAATGCGAGGAATACAAATTGTTGTTCCTTACACTAATAAGAACGGCCAATCACATCAGTTAACTCTAACAATGAGTTTGCAATATACTGTAACTAACAGTAGCGGACAAGAGTCAAATGATTCTATTAAATTAAAAGCCCCACAGACTTACTATACACAAAATAGAATGATTACCGGGGAAGATTATAATATTTTTCCGTTAAGCGCAGGTTCGGATATTCTTAAAATTAAAACAGTAAACAGAAGTGCTAGCGGTATTTCTAAATATTTTGAGTTAACAGACATAACAGGTAGATATTCTAGCACAGATATTTTTGCCAATGACGGAATTCTTTATAAAAATGCTAGCCAAGAATTTTATAATTTTTCTTTCACTACTCGTAACGAAGTGTATGCTCAGTTAAAAGGTAAGATAAGTTCTATTGTATCATCAAATTCTTTAAGAAATTTTTATTGGGATAACTGGGAACGCCCACCAGTTGATATATTAAATCTAAAATGGGTACAGGCTACTAAAATAACTAATCAAACAACAGGATATTTTGCTACCAATAATATTCAGGCGTATGCCCAACCGTTAGGATATTTTAGCTCTAATAATCTACAATATGCTAAACCTGGCGCATTGATAAAATTTGAAGCACCTTCGGGTCAATTATTTTATAACGGTAAATTAATTTCTAATGTTAATCCTCCTCCGTCTGCTACGCCATATGTATGGAGTAAGATAGTTAATGTTATTGCTGATGGATTTAATTCAGGAAAAGGATTATTATCATCAGGAGTGGGCCCAGTTACATTAAGTGGGACAATTCCAGCAGGCGCTGTTCCAATGGAAATTATTCCTAATTTTGAAAACGTTTGGTCTTATGCCTTGGAAACAACTATTGTAAATCTATGTACGGTATATAGAAATTTTGGATTAAGTTACGATCAAACAGCACGTACTTGGTATGTGATCAATGACACAGATATTGACTTAAGAAGTCCGTTTAGTTTAACTTATCAAGCAGATACTACTAATCAAAACAGAGATTCTAGTTGGTTAATATCCTTTGAGTGGACCGGTAAGGACTATAAAGTTTCTTATAGAAATACAAATTATATTTTTGAAAGTGCTAATCAAACAGCATTCTATTTTGATCCAACGTCTGTTAACTATGACTTTGTTGGCGACACAGTATTAAAAGATAAAGTTACAGTTTTAGGAATCAATTCTCAGGTGTCTAATCTTGGCGTAGGTATTGGTAACGATCAGGTATGGCAACTAGATAATATCATTGTTGAGCCAGACGGGTATCAAGACCCTAGCAAAGTAAAAATTAGTTTTTATGATGCGGCAAATGACGGTACAATTTTAGATCCTGACAGTTTTAAATTAATAGCAAGTCCTACAACTGCCACTAACACATTAGGTTATGTTTACTACCAAGTATCAGCAGACGGGCAGTCGTATGTTCCTGCCGACAGTAGTATGTTTTTAAATTATTCTGACCTAACACAGATCCCCGCATCTGTGTTAACTGATCCAGATAATGTATCTAAACTATATTATTTTTACAATCCAGAGATTAATGTTGTTCAAACATACTCAACAGCAACCGGCGTGTTTACACTAGTTCCTAATTATGTTGCGTTTCCTGGACGTAGCGGATTAAAATTTCACTATCAACACAATAGTGGTGATGACAGAAGGATTGATCCAAGCAAAACAAATATGATGGATATTTTTATGTTAACTGGAAGCTACGATACAACATATAGAAATTGGATTTCAACTGGAGCAGGCACAATGCCTTTACCTCCTACTAGCAGTCAGCTTGAACAAAATTACAGTTCCTACCTAGAGCCAATTAAGGCAATTAGTGACACTATCATTTACCAGCCAGTAACATATATTCCGTTGTTTGGCAGTAAAGCACCCTCGGCTCTACAGGCTAAATTTAAAGCGGTAAGGAATTCTTCCTATAGTATTAGCAGTAATGAATTGTCGTCTCAGATTTTAACAGCAATTAATAGTTTCTTCACTTTAGATAATTGGGACTTTGGCCAGAGTTTTCACTTTAGTGAATTATCAGCATACGTGATGAATCTTATGAGTCCGTATATTACAAATTTTGTAATTGTGCCGGGATCTGACGCAATTTTTGGCAGTCTTCTTGAAATTGCTTGCCCTAGTGATTGTATTTTAATTAGTGCGGTATCAATTAACGATATTGAAATTATCGACGCTATAACATCTTCATCGTTGGGGTTATCTTCGTCAATTATAACTACAACTTCGGGAGTGTAATAGATGGGTAACAGTATCATTAATGTTGTAGACGCAAATAACCCAAACAACAATCGAAAGAGCGTAGATTTACTTCCTGGTATTTTTAGGACAGATAAAAATACAAAATTTTTAGCAGGAACTTTAGATCCTTTAATCCAGCCAGCACAAATTGATAGGCTTAGTGGCTGGGTAGGAAGTCAAGATACCCCCACATTTAACGCTTCGGCAGATTCTTATATACCTTCTGTTACTCCACTCCGCCAACATTATCAACTGCAGCCTGCTGTTACATTACGTGACAAAAAAGATAATATCAATGGCGCCTATTCTATTGATGACCTAATTAATCAATTAGCGGCAGAAGGTGGGTATACAAATAGACTTGATCGGTTGTTTAATCCAGAGATTATGTCTTATGATCCTAGAATAGACTGGGACAAGTTTGTAAATTATAATCAATACTATTGGGTACCTACAGGCCCTGATAGCATTCCTATTGTTGGACTAGCAAAGAAAACAGTTAGTACGTATACTGTTGCCGACGACCCTTCAAAGAATTATTTTGTAATGACTCCTGATGGGTTATCAGAAAACCCAACATTAAAATTATATAGAGGTTCAACTTACAAATTTGAAATTAATTCAGTACATACCTTCTGGTTTAAAACTGCCCGCACTGAAGGTACAGGCGATGCGTTTTTGACAACGATTGATAACAATGGAATTAAATCAGGAACAATAACTCTTACCATTGATGACAAGACACCTAAAGTATTGTACTACGCATCTCAAGAAAGTCAGTTTGCCGGCGGCCAAATTTTAATTGAAAGTATTAAAGAAAATACCTATATTAACGTTGAGCTAGATGTTATTGGAAAGAAAAATTATACAGATGGCACCGGAATTCAACTTACTAATGGAATGAAAATTAATTTCCAAGGTGACGTTTATCCTAGCTCATACGCTAACAAAGATTATATTGTTGAAGGTGTAGGAACCGCTATTCAGCTAGTAGAATTTAGTAGATTAACAACACCGGAAAACTATGCTGAAAATTTAGACGACAATTTTGACGGAACACCTTTTGATGAATATCCTTTTGACAGCTTTGATACTCTCCCAATTAATCCTGAGTATATTACTATTAACCGTGCTAGCAAAGATTTAAATCCTTGGTCTAGATACAACCGATGGGTTCATCAAGATGTATTAATTACCACTGCTGAGATCACACAACAGCCGTTAGTATTACCTCAAGAAAATAGAGCTCGTCGTCCTATTATTGAATTTATTCCAAACCTTCAGTTGTTTAATTTTGGAAGTCAATCAGTCTTTAACATTCATCACATTGATACTGTAACAGACAACGCATTTGCAACAGCTAATGGACAAATAGGATGGTATGTTGACCAAGTGTTAGTGGATGCCGGCGAACTGGTAGTATTTGCTAACGACAGCGATCCGCTAGTTAGAAATCAAATTTATAAAGTAGAATTTATCAATAATGATGGAACTTTTAAAATTAATTTTGCCTCAGTAGCACAAGTTGACAATGGATTTAATGTTGCTGTTGCTAAAGGACTCGAACACGCAGGAACTAACTGGTGGTATAAAATTACCAACGGCGTTGGCGCTTGGGTATATGGACAACAAAAGATAACATTAAATCAAGCACCTTTATTCGATGTAGTTGACAGTAACGGCGATAGTTTTAATAACGGCACATCAGACTTTGCCGGAACAAAAATATTCGGGTATTCTGTAGGGTCTGGGTCCGCCGACCCTGTATTAGGATTTCCTTTAGAATATAAGAACGTAGCAGATCAAGCATTTTATCTGTTTACAAATTATTTTATGACTGACATCTTTAATGATGTTACCGAACAATTAATTACTGTACAAAAATATACCAAGACAGGATTTTTAAAATTAAACAATTCTATTACTGAATATATTAATGTATGGACCGACTCAGTAGATTTTACAATTCCTGTTGTTCAATTTAATGTTTTGACCACATCAACATCTCAAATTGAAATTACAGCAATTAGTTCTCCTGGATATAATTCTCCATCTGTTAGTGTTTATGTTAATAGTAAACGATTCTTTTCAGCAGTAGATTATACAATCCTTGCTTCTCGTAGTAGAATGTTTATTTCTTTTAATAAACCTCTACAAGAAAATGATAGAGTTAGAATAGAAATTTATTCTAAAGTTTCTCCAACGTCTACAGGATTTTATGATGTTCCGTTAAATTGGGCAAATAATCCTCTAAACGGTCCGGTTGAACAGTTTACCTTATCGGAATTATCTGATCATGTACATACAATGGCAGACAGATGTCCTAGTTTTGTTGGAACTTTTTTAGGAAGTAATAATTCTAGAGATATTCCTGATTATAGTAAGTACGGAACACGTTTAGTTATTAATAAGAATCCGTTATCACTTGCTGGATATTTTGCCTGTAATCCTAATACAGATTTGTTAGATTCAATTAGAACAGTTGCTAATAACTATAATCAATACAAATTATCTGTATTAAAAGCCGCAAAAAATTTAGCAAACAATTATGCGCATCCTGCTGATGCGTTAGATGTAGTATTACATAATGTTAATTTAATTAAAGATGCCAATTCCCCATACGCATTAAGTGACATGTTAGCATTTGATAAAACATGTACTACCAGAAATTACAAAGTAGAAGATTATCGTTTTACACAGTACACGTTACCAAATGGCCAATATAGTGTTGATAGTTTAAATTTAAGATCTGTTTTGATATATCATACAGATATTAACAACACCGTAACACAATTAACATACGGCAAAGAATATACCTTTGATCCTTATCTAGCGGTAGTGGACATTTTAATTCCATTAACTCCCGGTGATACAATTACAGTCAAGGATTATCTAGATACTACAGGTTGTTTTGTTCCCCCTACACCTACTAAGTTGGGACTTTATCCTAAATTTGAACCTCAGATATATGTTGATAATACCTATGCTGACGGCCCCCAAACAGTTATACAAGGGCATGACGGCAGTATTACATTAGCGTATGGCGATATTCGTGATGATGTATTATTAGAATTTGAAAAACGAATTTATAATAATATTAAAGTAAATTACAATCCTGAGTTATTAGATATTACTACGGTAGTACCTGGCGCATTTAGAATTAACCCTTATACATTTAATGAAGTCACAGGAATTTTAGAACAAGAATTTTTACGTTGGGCAGGGTTTTACGGATTTGATTATCAGACTAACAATGCTCAGTCAGACAGCGCATTTGCTAATAATTATTCTAGCGCAAATAATTCTATAGTAAACAAAGTATTACCAGGTTACTGGAGAGGAATTTACAATTATTTCTATGATACTGATAGGCCACATATTGCTCCTTGGGAAATGTTAGGTTTTTCAGTAATGCCAACTTGGTGGGAAAACACCTACGGCCCTGCTCCTTATACCAACGGTAACGAAGTGCTATGGCAAGATTTAGAATTAGGAAAAATTGCCGATCCAATCAATCCAAGAATTAATCCCTTGTATGCTCGCCCTGGACTAACAAAAATGATTCCAGTCGATGAATCTGGAAATTTATTAGATCCGGCGTCTTCAGGAGTTGCTCAAAATTTAAATCCTGTAAAAACAACAGATAGTTGGAAATTTGGAGATGGTGCTCCGGTTGAAACAGCATGGAAGCGCAACAGTCATTATCCGTATGCTGTACAGGTTGCCATGGCGTTGACTCATCCAGCTGACTACTATTCTAAATTATTTGATACCAGTCGAATGAAATTAAATGCCGCAGGGCAATATATCTATAGTGATACTGGAACATTTATTCAGCCATCGTCATTGGTTATATATGGTGATACTACTACAGGATCCCCAGCGTTAGCATCTGGCTACAGCTCATTTATTGTTGAAACCGGCCTACAAAAAACAGCGTCTTATATAGACAATTTAAAGCAAGACCTGTCTTCTATGAATATGCAATTATTGTACAAGACAGGCGGGTTTGTTACAAAAGACAAATTAGAAATTATTATTGATTCTGTAAACCCAAGTACAAACAACCCGGGCGTATCGTTAAATGCCGAAGATTATACTGTATTTTTAAATCAAGGAGCTCCGGCTCAATTATTGACAATTTCTGGGTTTATTATTAGTGTTACAGATTCTGGCTGGCAGGTAAAAGGATATGATACAAAACATCCTTACTTTACAATTTTTAATGCTGTAGCAACAGCTAGAGATTCTGCGCTTACCGTTGGCGGAAAATCAGAACCTTTTGTAACTTGGACCGCCGGAGTAACTCTTGGCGCCCAGGCAGTACAATCGGGTAATGCTATAAATGCTCCGCAAAGTACATTTTATAAATCTGGACAAGTTGTATTTTACAATAACAAATATTATAGAGTAACAGTAAGTCATCAGGCAGGCTCAGAATTTCAAACAAATAATTTTGTTCAGCTACCGTCTTTGCCAATCACTGGAGGCATATCAGTTACACGCCCAACTAATTTTGAAACTACAGTAACCAACGTTCCCTACGGAACAATTTATAC